TAGCTTGAATTTCTTATAGTTAACTACTACCACAGACTCGGGATGCCGAGCTGCTATGGTTGTACTCGTTGGAAGCAGAGTCAAAAAGTTGACGGAGCTCCGTGTGTATACAAACAAATCGTCGTATTACCTCTGATCGACGCAGTTGGTGAGGGCCTTAGCAATGGAACGCTAAAGCCCCATGATTCCAACGCGGAAGGGGGTAAAGATTTGTTGTGTGTTTGTACACACTGCAAGGACGCGGCAGAATGTCTACGCGCTTTCGGTGTCATCTTTCTCCATCATGGGATGGAAGATGCCGAGGGCCTCCTTTCTGGGCCGCAGGGTTGGGCGTCGTTTATCCGTTTCAGGGAGTTGTCAATTCACAGACAACTACTTCCTTACCTGAAATGGAAGACAACGGCGTCCTTCGCGTGGTGTTTGAAACTACCACTGCCGGACCGACCGGATTGTGTCTCCTCGTTGGAGAGTCACGATCTTTTCGGCGGACCTTTCTACAAATTCCTGAGGGCGCGAAAGCGCCAGGTTGTAGAGGGTGGAGCTGAGCGACGCCGTTCACTCCGGTTTTTCCTGGCGTTGTTAATGTCCAAACGTGGACTCCCCCGCCCCGATAAGAGCATGCTTGATCAGCAGGCCTTAGAAACGGGAAGGGTACTCACCTCTCAGGTGGGTTATAACAGCGCATCAGGACTCCCATTCGCTTTTGAGCGATGGAGAGACGACCCCGCGACGGGCGAGATGAAGGATCTCGCCGGTTACGTCACGGCCGTGTGCTCCGCCCTATTTGGAAAGGCGGAGCGGTTCGATAGTGAACCTCTTTTCCAGTGGCCGTCTCCGAACGCTCACATTGGCGCACCCCGTAAAAACGGCGGTGCCCATGCTGAGATTGTTCAGGACGGTATGGACGTCTTCATAGCTTCAGCTCGTGCTGCTGCTATCCGGAAGAAAGTCACACTGGACTCTGTACTCTCGGGCTTTGTAACCCGACAGTTCGCGTATGACCTCGGTCTTGCCGCGATGCTCGCCGACTCTCCTGTCGCGATGAATCAAGCAGAGGCGCTTCTTAAGCGCATTGACGCCGGTGAAAAACCGCTAATGATGGAACTCCATGCCGGTGTTCTCCTTTCCCGTGGTGCGCGAGCACGCGCGGGACTGACGAGATCACAGGCTGAGCGAGAGAAGATGTGGGCCTGCCCCCGTTCCCTCCCTCGCACGATACACCGTCCGGTGTCCGTGTTTGGATCCACAGTGCAGCTACCCCTTCCGGGGAGCGACTCCAGTGTCTCGGAGCTTGCACTCATTCAGCGTCACCTACTATCGAAGCGTTTATCTTGGTCGAGCGACCCAGTATGGGTGCAGGGGTGTAACTTCCACCTCTCCCCTTTGCCCGATGATCCGTTGGATATCATCGCTGGCTTTGCTGGATTGCCTTCCGTCCGTACGTCGGCTCTGACCCTTTTACCGGGGGCAGCGCTGATTTACCACGATGGAAGTTTCGACGAAGATTGGATCGTACAAGAAGAAGTCTTGTTACCCAATGACCCCACGATTCGGTACTGGAGATGGCGTACGCAACAGCTTGCTGTTCAGCGTTCCCTCCTGTCCGACTTCAAGGCTAAACCTCACGCTTTGGCGGAGGCCTTGAAGATTCGTGTGATCACTCTCGGTGAGGTCGACTCGTATGCCGCTCTAGGGCCACTTCAGAAGTGGCTCTGGCGTGTAACGAAAGTCGACAAGCGGTTCGCGGTTGGCGGACCTATCACCCCTGAGTTTGTGGGTAAGATGCTTGGAGAGCTCAATGAGGGGGTCGGTGAACGCTGGTGTAGTGGTGACTACAAGGCAGCTACCGATAACCTCAATCCCTATCTCGCGATGATTGCAGTCTCTGCAATTTGCGATGCGGGTGGAGTGCCGGACGATTACCGTGCACTCTTTGAGCGCGCCCTCTGCGGTCACCAAATCCTGGTGAGTGCGCCGAAGACGCCGGAAGTTTACCTTCCCCAGTCGGCTGGACAGCTGATGGGGTCGCCTGTATCCTTTCCGATTCTTTGCATCATCAACTTCGCTGTGATTTGGATGGCCATGGATGAACACGGAGACCTGCCTTTTGAGGAGGTCCGTACTATCATCAATGGAGACGACTGCCTGTTTGCGGCACGTCCGTCCGTGTACCTCCGTTGGGAGCGTACAGCCAAGTTGGCCGGTCTTACCCCTAGTGTTGGTAAGTCTTACTGGTCCGACGAAATCCAAGTCATCAACTCGATGTTGTTAGACTACAGTGAGCGGAGACCTCATTCAGAAGTCCGCGGTAAGAAACTGATTTGTTTCATTACCTCTCCGATAATCCCCGATCTTAATTTGGGGCTCTTATTCGGAGTTCATCGCGATGGAAGCGCAGCCGACATGTCTTTGTCGCGCGCGGAGTTCGCTGATGATGCGGGCTCTCGGTGTCGTCGCCTCCTTGTTGGGGCCGACGCCGAAGAGGCTCACTGTTTGGTTAAACTTTTCTGTAAGTATAACCACAATGGAGATCGGAAAACCAATATACCTTGGTTCCTTCCGCATCAGTTTGGAGGCTTAGGCCTGCCCGCCGTGTACCAGAGCACGGTCGTCGACGATCTTGTCGAAACTGAATTTTCTCCAGGGGGGTCCGAATACCCCCAGGGCTTGGTAGGTGTCGCAACCGTGACGCGATCCTACCGAACAACGTGTGTAGACACACATGCGTTGCAGCTCATCGGTCCAACGCTCCTGGATCGGCAGTGCGCAGCAGTGATGCTGGCACGTGCGGATCAGGGGCGACCAGTCACAATCCCCACCGGTGGTACGAAGAGGCAAACAGCCTTTCGAACCGCTAACCGGTGCTTTCGGGCGTGCTTCCCAGATATTGTCTGTCCTTCCGACACTCAATCTGGTATAGTCGGATCCTACATCTTCGACTTCATTGACCAAGTACCTACTGTCAATGAGCACCGTGATGACGACGAACTGCAGAAATTCTGGCAGCGGTTCAAATCGTCTCACCGCGAGGTCTTCTCGGCGCTTCCCATTCCTTCATCGGAACTGGAGATCGCCCGCATGACTCGCCCCGTTGCAGCTTTTCGTATGGTTGAACCATCATCCGAATCGCCCCTCTCCTTGCTTGAGGACCCTTCCTTCTGGTAAGTTGGTTGGTGCATGATATCTCGCTTCAGTATGACCTTGTGTCAGGCCTGAAGATTGGGCTGGTGCCTGTGATCGACTCTTTTAGTCTACTCACAGGTTCCACCCGATAACTACTCGACTTGACGTTCCATGGACCCTTTTGGCCATCTTACGTCTCGTTCAGGGGAGCTACCCATCCACCAACTGATCTCTTCCAGATTGGGGGCCATAGAAGTCTCGCGCGGTTCTGCTTGTC